CTAAACTATAAGCCCAAACAACATCTAAAGGTTTTCTCATGTAATTAAAAGTCACATCTGTATTAGAAAAAACTGTTGGACTTGGAAATACTATTAGCTTATCTTGTTGGTATTTAGCAACAGGAAAATTATTTGTAGGATGTGTTAAAGGAGATAGTTTTAATTTATTGTAATCTCTGTTACTTACTATCTCTATAGGTGGAGAGTTTGTACCTTTATTCCAAGTTGCAGAACCAAATCTATGTAGGTCAGCTGGTTGATCGTAAACATTAGAAGTTGGTGGAGTAGTGTTATCTGCAAACTCTGTTTTTTCAAACACTTGAAACTCTTCCATTATGTGATCCATTCTAGACGCGAACTCCACACTTGTTTTTGGCATACGTATGTATTGGTTATAATCTTCAAAAAAGCTTTCAAATATTTCTAATTGAACTTGAGTAGCTATTTTGTTAAACTCATCAGGTGTTAAGTATCCTCTTTGCTCTTTGTTAAGTATACTTAAAACTGTGGTATATACCGTGTTTACGTTTATTGCCATTTTAATATTTTTAAAAAAAAAGGGTGGCGATAAAACCACCCTTAATTATAATCACTTGTTATTTAAGCTTTTTATCTATTGATTTGTAAACTTCAAGTCCTTCATCTGTTTTAAACCACGCAGCCATAGCTGAGTAAGGATTTTCATCAAAAGGTACTGTCATTAATTTACGACCATTAGCAACCCATTTAAATGTTCTTTGATCATCATCAAGTCTAACAATGTTAGCTTCAACAGATCTAATTGCAAAATTTCTTAACTCTACATTTTCATCTTGAGCCAAATCTAATAACAAAGCAGGTTGTTGCCTTGCGAAGAGTAATAAATCTCTTTTTAATTCTTTAGAGCTTAATTCAGTTACAGAAGAACCTTTCTCAACTCTTAAAATAGCTTCAGCTTTATCTATATCCATTTCATAAGCCATATTCATAGCTGCTATTTCCATTTCAAGATAATCAAATTGATCAACTGCTTCTTCTACTTTATCATGCTCTTGAAACAAAACACCTTTGTGAGGATGCTTGGCTAAGAACTCTTGTAAATTTCTTTTTTCTTTAGGAACCATTAAGTGACCAGAGTCAAAAACAATATGCTTTAAAGTAGCTGAACCTTTTTGTTCATCTACAAATATACTTTTTTGATTAGTAGCATATCTCAATTCTCTTTCATAACCTTTGTCTTCATCAAACCAAACACAAGGATACCTTCGTGAATGTCTAGATGTTATTGTGAAAGTTAATGGTGTTTTATTTCCTAATAAGTAATAGTTTCTATCTTTATATTCCCAAGTATCTTTTTGAACTTTAGGAGTTGCTGGAGCTTTAGCCACAGGCTTTTTATTTTCTTTTGTTTCCATAATATAATATAATATAATAATTTAAAAAAGACCCCGCCGAAGCGGGATCTTATTATTTTGTTAACTAGCTTACTGCAGCTACATCTGTACCCGCAATTAATCCACTTAATGCTGCTGGGAAAATACCTGGGCCAGAAGCTCCATTTATTTTATCCATAGCATCGATTATTAAATCAACGTCTTTCTGTACTAAAGTACCAGCTCCATCAATAGTTACTTTAAATCCCGAAAGATATTCAACTATAATGTCACCACCAGTTACTTTAACTGAACCTACGTTGTCAGCTGATAGCAAATCAAATTTTGCGTCAGCTTTTAACAATTTTACATATCCCATTTTCTTAAATTTTTAAATGTTAATAATTAATTAAGCTCCTTTGAATAACACGAAGTTATTAGCAGCTTGAGTTACTAAACATCTTTCAGATAAGAAATTAACTCTCATAACGTCAAGATCAGAAGTGTAAGCTCCACCTACAGATCCAGTGATCCAAGACTTCATCTTTCTATCTTCAGACTCAGAAGCTCTATATCTTACGTGTAAGAAAGGACGTCTGATGTTTGATCCTAACATTTGATCGTAAACTGTAGTTGTTCCAGCAGGAACCATTACACCATCAATCTCATTAGATAAACCTCTAGTTGTAGCATCGTTTAGATATTTCCAATCAGTTTTGTAGAAGTCATAAGAACCTCTTCTAAAACCTGAAAATCCAAAGTTTAACGCCATGTCACCATCATTCTCAAATAATCCGAAAGAAGCAGCTTGAGTAGAAGCAAATCCACCATTAACAGCAGCGATCATATCGTCAAAATCAAGAGCAGTAGCTCTAGATAAGAATAACATGTTTTCTTCAATAGCACCTTGCTTGTCTAGGTTTTTAAGGATTTCATCGAAATCACCTAAAGCACCAGCACCAGGAGCAGCAGCTCCAGCAAAACCAGAGTATACATTACCTCTTGCTTCGATAGCAGCAAATAAACCTTCAGTACCTTTGATATTTTGAGTTGGAGTACCACCAGTTGGTAGAAAATTACCCCCAAAAGGAACTGTTCCATTCATTTTCTCACCTTCAACCATTGACATTTCCATATAGTCTTCAAATCTTAGCCTAGTTTCAGATTCAGCTTTTAAATACCATAAGTATCCAGACTGACCATCTTCAGTAGCAACTTCGATCCAACCAATTTGAGCAACATCAGAACCACTTAATTCATAGTTATCTTTTAGGATAATTGGAGAATTTTTGTAAGTAGTTACACCTGGTTCGATAGCTCCACTCATTCCATTTGTTCCTTTTGGAAACTCAGAACCGTATACAAACAAGCTGTTTGAAGCAGCGCCTGTAATAATTCCAGAAGGAGCAGCATCATATAACTCACAAGTTAATACAAAGCCTGTGGCGTTAATACCAATCACAAGAGCTTTAGTAGTTACAAGTCCAGTAGCATTGTCAGATATTAAAATTGTATTACCAATTCTAACACCAGAAGAAGCCTCAGCACCTTGAGGTGTGATAGTAACAGTTACTTGATTAGCAGCAACTGCAGCTACTTGAACAGTGTCATAAGCTACGTGTAATCTATTTTGTTCAGACCAAATAACTTGATCAGATGTCATTGGCATTTCAGCGCCAACCATTCTCAAGAAACCACCAATAGTTCGGTTTCCGTATCTTTCTACTTCTGCTTCGTAAAGCTCAGGTAGATATTGTTGTGTCCATTGCGAAAAACCAGCCTTCTGAAAATCGATATAATTATCTTGTACAGCTACTTGATTTGGCATTGGAACTATAGAAGCAGGAAAAGACCCGCTAGTTGCAAAACTCATTTTATTTTGTTTTTAGTTGTTGTTATTTTTTTATTTTAAATTTCAACTTAGAACTATCTGCGCCAGTGACAGCTTTCACTTTTAATCCATTAATAAACATATCACCATTAGCTTGTGGCCTTGCTTGACCTGTTATATTTTTAGATTTAGCCATCATATCTTTTACAGCGTCGGCTTTACCTTGCTCATAGAAATGATTAGCAATAGTGTCTGCATTTTCAGCAGCGTAAATAGCTTTGTGATAACCTACAGTATCAACAACTTCACCCTCATTGTTTAAGAACTTCTTAACAAACGTGTTTAAGTTTGACTGTTTTTCTGCAACATCATTAGCATTTCCAACATTGTATCTAAATTTCTTTTCACCTACGTTGAACTCGAAACCTTCGAAGTTATTAGTGAAAAACTCATTAGTTTTTGATTGAAACGTTTTATGACGTTGATCAGCTATTTGTTGTTCTTTGTTGTATCTATTGAAAAAGTCTAATGCTTTTTGTTGGTCCTGAGTTACGCCGGGTCTCAACTTGATTTCGTCGTAGTACTTACTCTTGGTTTCTTCCAAAAAGTTTTTGGCTTTAGCAATTTCTTCTTTAAAGGCGAGTTTCTTTTTCTTTATATCTCGCTCTTCATCCACATCTTCATCAAAAGAGAAACTGTCTTCCATTATGAAGTTTATTTCTTCTTGATCTAAATGTGGTTTAGTATTTTTGTAATATTCTCTAAGCAAAGAAGTGTCATCTATATTAGAATAATCTCTATTTAATCTAGCGTAGTCTTCAATAGTTCCACCTGTTTCCTCCATAAAAGAAACTAGTTTTTCGATGTTTTCAGGTAATGGTTTTCCAGTAACTTTTTCATCTCTTACTGCTTCTTTATATTCTTTCTTAACTTCTTCTACTTCTTTAGCAGCTTCTTCAGTTATTTCAGATATTGGAGATGTTACTTGTTTTTCTTCTTTAGCTTCAGTGGTAACGACTTTTTCTTCGTGTGTTTCTCCCACTTCTTTGCCATCTCCGGATGGTTTTTGTACATCCACTTTCTCTGCGCTTGGCTCTTGAATGGCATCTTCTTTTATTTCTTCTTTTACTTCTTCTTTTTTACTTAAATCAACTTTATGTATTTTGTTTGATTTAGTTTTTAATGAAGGTTTTTTAAGTTTAACCTTCAAAGGTTTTGTTTCTTCTTTTTCTGACATAATATAATATAATAGTTAATGAAATACTAGGATTAACCTAATAGTGGGTTGTCTTGATCTTGTTCAAAATCAGTTGGTAATAAATCGTTTTTTCTTTGGTCTATAAGTTGGCTTTGCTGAGTGGCTTGTATTCTAGTTCTTTCGTCTTTACGATCTTCGATCATTTTTTCTTTAGAACTCATTTGTTCTTTATCCATTTGCTTTAGTTTAATATCATATTGATACTTTAATTCTAGCAACTGTCTATCTATCTCAGCTTTTTGTTGAATTTTATTTATCTCAAATTGAGATTTAGCTTGCTCTACTTGAACTTCTGTCTCAGCTAAAGCTTGTTGCTTTTGCATTTCTGCTAATGCTGCTTTTTCAGAACTTTCTGCGTTTGCTTGAGCTTGAGCTTGTATGTTAGCTTGTTGAGCTTGTTGATCTCTTTTTTGTTTAGCTTTTCTTCTTTGCTTAAGCATTTGATTAGCTAACTTAATATTTTTAATCTCTCTTAAATCTATAGCATCTTCTAAATCAATACTACCACTTTTTAAAGCTATTTGTATATTTTGCTCTAGAACTTGCTTTTCTTCTTCATCTGGTTCTAATTCTAAGAATATGCCAAAGTCGTGAATATTTAAATCTGATAATTCATCTAAAGTGGCAACATTGTATCTTGATATACTATTTTCTAATGCTTGTCTAGTAAAAGGAAATTGTAATGAATCAGAAACCCTTAACGATACAT